GTCGTAGACCTGCATCCCGCCTGCGTAGCTGCGCCCGATCATGTACGGGATCGCCATGTTCCGGCCGATGATGATCTGATTGATGGAGCCTCTGGCGTCTGGAGGTTTCGCCGTCAGCTGGGCGATGGTAGTCGCTACTGCCGCGACGGCCCCCGCAATCGCTCCAACTTCTGCCCATGTTGCAGCGACGAACGGCGCTGCAGTTCCACCTGATCCAAGGATGATCGCAATCGACGCCACCACTGCGACTGCAGTGGCGACGATGCCAACGATCTTCGCAGCCTTCGACATCAGGCGCGCCACGCTGCGAGATAGGGACGCTCGACGATCGGTTCGATGATCGCCAGTCGAGGCTCGTCAGGATGCCAGCCTAGGAACTTGCGCCCGATGCTGATCACCACTGTCCCTAGCTGCCACGCAGGCTCGCCTTCCTCTGCCTGCACCAGCGCCACATCTCCCGGCAGCATGAACGCTGGCGTGATGCGTGGCAGCAGGCTGTCGAAAAGCTGCTCCAGATTCCTGAACCCCATGCTCTTCAGCACTTTCTTCGCTTCGCCTGGTGACGAGTAACCTGTCGCCTTTGGCAGGCGTCGATGGCCCATCTTCACGAGATGGAAGCGCACCAGTTTCACGCAGTCAGCCTCGCCTAGCTTCAGTTCTTTTCCTGCGAACTTCTGCATCGTCGCATCGAGCGCCCTGTGACGCCTGATCAGGTCAGGCACTGGCTTCTGCTTCGCGCGTCTGGATGACTTAGCCATAGCCGAGGCCACCACCAGTCGCAGAATAGCTGCCTTGCAGGATCGTCCCGCGAGGCGCGCCTGCGACGCCCCAAGGCGTCTGCACTGCATTGCCTGTGCAGTGATTGAATCCCTTCTCTCCCGGCCATGCGTCCTGATGGAAGCGAGCCGACAGGACGTTACCCTCTCGCACTAGGAACAGGCGCTCTGCAGCTGCAACGAACTCGATCTCGACGCTGCGCTGCGACCTGCCCACAGCGATCCTGATTGCGTCGATCATCCCTGTGAACATCAGCTGCGGTGTGCCGACCACTGCGCCTGTCGCTCGACTGACCTCTGCCAGCCACATCAGGATGGGCCTGCCCTGCGCGTTCGATTGGAACAGCGCAGCAGCTTCAGCTGTCGATGTTGGCAGCAGCGTCAGCCTCGCTCCGGGTGCCTCGTCGCCTAGCCCTTCAGAGATCGACTCCAGACTTTCGATGGTGCCGAAGTCTGCGTCGCTCGACGTGAACAGACCGCGTGCTGGCCAGTTCAGGAAGCCACCATCGCACAAGCGCACAGTGCGACTGACGAGCTGGAGCTCGATCAATCCTGCGAGCAGGACGATCTGCGAGTTCAGGGCCATGCTTCACTCGATCTCGACAATATCAAACGACAGGCCGACGAAGTTCGCGAGCGCCATCTCCCACTGAAACGCATCGCCCATGATGAAGCCCTCGATGATTGGCCTGCCAAAGTTGCAGACAGAGCTGGCTGGAGGCGAGCGCCTGATCATCGGCTCGATGGCCAGCGTCGCTGCGCCTGCTGCAGAGGCGATCACTTCAGCTGTGACCATGTACAGGAACGACTGGCCAGAGACGTCGACGCTGAAGAACTGGCCCTCGCGAAAGGTGTAGTTTGGCGTCGCTCCCTTGATCACCAGAGAGCGCCCTGACTGGCTGGCAGCGTTCACAAGTGTCGCGCCTGGAACGCCGGGATCGAAGCCCTGCAGAGGCCACGCCATGCGAACGCCTTCCTGCTTTCCCCTGATCAGTCGCGACACCCACTGGCGCCCCAGCGTGGGGTTCTGCATTGGCGGCATCTGGCAAGTGATCCTGAACCTCGACCCCATGCGCTCGACGCGCTGAACAGGGCCGCCAAGCGTGGGCGTCAGATAGGCTCCAAAGTCGACCAGCGCAGGTGTCGCGCCAGCTGGCGAAGGATAGTCTGGCAGGGTGATCATCTAGGCCGCCGCATAGATGTTTCGACGCGAACGTCGCGCCATGCGCTGCTCTGATCCTGTCACGCCAATGATCGCAGCCTTGCCTGCCATTGGCGCTGCGACGTTGGCTGCGCGCTGGTCGACGACGACATCGAAGTAAGGCGAAGGCACGACGATCACGCGCTGTGGCTGCTGCTCCTGCCTCGATGGCGAGATGAAGCCCTTCTTCTTCGAGCTGAAGAACTCTGGCCCGTTCTCTCCTACGAGGTACGACTTGCCCGGAACCACAGGCCCGCCAAGCGCGCGCGCTCCACCATAGGCGAAGCCACTGATGCTACCGCCGAAGGCTGTCTGCGCGCCCTTGCCGAAGACGCCAATGCGCGACAGCGAAACCGCCAAGTTCAGAACGAGGTCGAGCAGTTCCTGAATCCCGCCAAGGATGTCACCTGACTTGAAGGCATCAACCATGCTCTTCATCGAGCCGATGGCATTGATCGCCAGATCAGCCCACGCCTCTGCCATCCTCGCAGTGTGTTCGCCAGTTAGGTCGCCGATCTCCTTCATGGACTCGTCGCTGTACGCAACGATCTCGTCCATTGGGTCTTTCACCAGCGTCTCTGGCGGCTCGTTCTCGATGAAGAGCGGGATGTCTGACAGGCCCTCTGACTTCGCCCTTTCCAGGCGAAGCGCCCCTTCAGCTTCTGCAGCTGCCTCGGCTGTCAGCTTGCGCGCTTTCAGGCCTTCATTGATGGTGGCGAGATCGTTGGCGTACCTGATCGCCTCTGCCTTTTCAGGGAACAGCCTGTCGAGCAGGGTCTTCACTCGATCAGCCAGCTCTGCCAGCTTTTCGAACTCTGCCTTCACCTGTTCAGTCGCCTTCTTCGCAGGCTCGACCATCTTCTGCTCCAGCTGGAGCATTGCGACCCCGATGGCGTCGACCATATCGGGGATGATCGAGTGCATGACGAGATCATTCGACAGCTTCTGCGCTGACACCCTGATCGCAGCGAAGCCTAGCGCCGCCTTGTTTTTGATGTCTGTCCAGATTGGCGAGAAGGCTTCGTACAGCTTCTTCTTAACGCCATCAGCCCACGTCGCCATCGGCTCGCGCCACGCATAGAAGTCTTTGATCAGCTGCTGCCCTGAATCGTGGAAGTTCGTCCTGAAGTCGTCGATCCATTTGTTCAGCTTGTCGCGCTCGCCCTGCGTTTCAATCAGGCGATTATTGAGGATGCCGAGCTGCATCCCGAACGCCTCTGCCCACGTCTGCTTTCCGCCGAAGCGCGCTGCAGTTCCCTCGGCCTCCTTCAGGCCAAGATTCACATCCTCGATCAGACCGGGAATCTCGTCCCAGTGTTCATAGGCTGCCCACACTGCGAGCGCAGCAAGCGCGAGGGCTGGCAGTGTGACTGCGCCTAATGGGCCAAGCGTCGCAGCTGCAGCTCCAGCTTCTGCGCCAACGCCACTGAACAATGGCGCGAGCTTCTGCAGATGTGGCAGCAGCTTGCCGAACAGGCTGACGACAGGCCCTAGCACCACCATGATCGGCCCGATTGCTGCTGCGATGGCTGCCAGCGTCAGGATCGTGTTGCGCGTCTCTGGCGAAAGCTCTGCGAACTTGTCGACCAGTTCGCCGATCTTGTTCACGAAGTTCGTGATCGCTGTCAGGATGCCAGCGTCAGCCAGTTTGATCGCAGCTGTTTCGAGACTGCCACGCAGTTTCTCCAGTTCTGCGTTCAGGCCCTTCATGCGCTGCGCTGCCTGCTTCGCAGCATCAGTTGCAGCGATCTTCGCCATCATCGCGTCGACGCCTGCGCCACCAGCCTTCATCAGCCCGATGGCTGTCCTGATGGCATCGGTGCCGAACATCTTCTCGAACATCGCAGTGCGATCTTGTTCAGACAGATGCGCGAACTGATCCTGCAGCTGCTGTGCGATGTCGCGCAGTGGCTTCAGCTTGCCTGCAGAGTCATAGGCGCTGAAGCCCACCTTTGACATCGCTGCAGCTGCCTTCTTCGTGTCAGGCGTCAGGCGCTGCAGGAACGTCTTAAAGCTGGTGCCTGCGTCAGACCCACTGGAGAACTGCGCGCTCGTCGCTGCCAGCGCGCCAGCGAACTCTTCGAACGACAGGCCAGACGAGGCTGCGATGCCACCAGCCTGACCCATGCCTAGCGTGAAGTCATCAAACGCGAACTTCGACTCGTTCACTGCGCCTGTGATCTGGTTCACGATCTTTGGCAGGTCGCTCGCTGTCAGATCGAACTGCTTCATCGCATCAGTGACAGCTGCAGCTGCAGGCTCCAGCTCTGATCCAGACGCTTCAGCCAGCGCGACGACAGCCTTCGCGCCACCATTGATGATGTCGCTTGTCGTCATGCCAGCCTTCGCCAGCATATCCATCGCATCTGCTGCTTCGCTGGCGCTCTTCGTCGTCGCCTTGCCTATCTCCAGCGCGAGGTCTTTCATCGTCGCCATCTCGTCAGCTGTCGCCTGCGTCGAGATGCCGACTGCGTTCATCGACGTCTCGAAGTCTGCTGCCATCTTCACAGCTGCGACGCCCATGCCGAGGATCGGCGCTGTGACAGCCAGCGACATCGTTCTGCCGAGCCTGCTCAATCCTTTGCCGATGTTGGCAAAGTTCTTCTGCATCACCACCAGCTCGCGCTCTGCCTCTGTCATCCCCTTCCTGAAGGCGATGGTGTCGAGGCCTAGAACGAACTTCAGGAAGCCGAGAGTGACGCCTGCCATCTAGGGCTGTTCCTTCCTTTGCTCGATGCGCCTGACCCTGACGTTCAGGCCACGGTTCTGCGCCTGGACAAGGGCAGTCACGACTGCGCTTGCACCCAGTTTGGCGCGTGGCTGGCGCTGCGCGCCGTTCAGATAATGCTCGGGGGACTTCAGACGCTTCTGGCGCGCCATCACTTCGATCTGATGCGCCAGCAGGACGATGCGCTCTGTCTCGCCTTTGGATCGACCACGCAGCGTGTCTGCAAAAGTGCGAGGCGTCTGTCGCCAGAAGGCGTCAGGACTCAGGCCGCTTTCACACCAGACTTCGAGAAGTGCGTCCCAGTCCCACGGGGCGGCCTGCGGCTTTGCTTTGTGGCCGCCCCTTGGGGAGGGTTTTTGGCGCGCCTGTCGGCCATCTCCTGCATCGCTTTTCCCATCGCTTCAGAGATGGCTTCGCTGTCAGTCAGGAACAGGTCGCCAGCATCGTCGAGGCTGATGTCGCGATGATGGTAACGCAGGCCGCCATAGAGCATCGCTCGCGCGATCTTCAGCCTAGGCTGGCCTGCGCCCATCGCCTTCATCATCTCTTCAGTGCCTGTGTCTGCAGCTTCCTCTGCTTCCACCATCGCATTGAAGTCGAAGCGCAGCGTCAGCTCGCGACCATCTTCGAGCGCGAGACGCGCTTCGCCGAACACCTTGTTCGCCATGATCAGGCTGCCTTCTTCGCTGCTTCCTTGCGCGCCTTGTCGGCCTCTGCCTGCGCTTCCTTGGCTGCGACTTCAGGCTGCACGACTTCGCTACCGACGACGATGTGTGCGCCCTCGACAGGAAGACCAGTGATCTTGCAGGTGACAGTCGCTTCCATCGCGTCGTCGATGTTCACTTCGCCGCGATCATATCCTGCGATAATGCACTCGCCTTCGATGTCCCAGACAGGCGTGCCGCGCTCTGGAATCACCGCCTTGAAGTCGCGGTTATCGCCAGCCACCAGCGCAGCTGCGAGCAGCTGGTCAGTGTCGCTGCCAGCCCTGAAGTTCAGGACGACTTCGAACTCGCCACCCTCGATCATTCCAGGCGCGTACTCGCGACGCCTTCCCGGTGACTTCAGATGCGATGTCTCGACCTGCTCGACTTCATCCTGTGGCAGGGTGAAGCTCTTCACCTGAATCAGTTCTTTCAGGACGGGTGTGGCTGCGCCATCGGACAGCCAGAACTCGCCACCCCAGCCGATGCCGGCCAGTTGGTCGTCTGCCATTGTTCTGCTCCTGTGGATTAGGCGGCGCAGTGGTAACGAAGGATCACATCCACCACCGCCCTGTGGACGAACCTTGTCTCTTCCTGATTGCCGAGATCAGTCGGCCCCTCGACAGCGCCGCGCCAGAAGGCCACGTCGCCAGATGGATCGAGTACAGTCGCGACGCCGATCAGGGCTGCTGTCGCTGCCTCTGCCAGCTGGCGCGAGACGCTGTACTTGTCAGCGAGGCAGGCCACCTGCACTCGCGCTGTGACCATATCGTCGAAGCCCTTCAGATGCTGTGTGCGTTCCTCGCTGATGATCTGCAGGACGATGGCTGGCAGATCACCTGCGCGCCCCTGTGGACGCACCAGCCAATGGATGCGCCCTGCGACGATGCTGACGACAGCTGCGTCTGCTTCGAGACGCTGGATCACAGCAGGCCCTAACAGCATGACTCATTTGGCCTTCGCAGCGCGCCTTGATGCGCGCCTCGCAGCATCTTCGACTTCCTGCTTCAGGGCTTGGCCAAAGGCGATCAGGGCTTCGTGATGCGTGGCGTCGACAGCTGGCCTGAACCAAGGCGTCGCAGCCTGATTGGTGCGACCATATTCAGTGCGAGCTGCTGCAGGATCAATCGCCATCACTGCCACTGACGGGCTGTTCCTCTTGCCCTTGTGCGTCGCCACTTTCAGGCTGCGCTTCAGCGAGCCGATTGATGGATTGCGTGGGTCTGTCGAGATGGGCGCTCGCGAGCGAGCTGCCTCTGTCACGATCTTCGCAGGCACTTGCAGCGAACGCTTGCCAACGCCTGTCTGCACTCGCTTCGACAGTTCCTGCAGCGCGTTCATGCACTCTGCGAAACCTTCGAGCCTGAACTGATCCTTCGCCATCAGTCGACCAGTCTCGCGACAGCGATCACGCGCAGGCGCTGGCGACGTCCTAGTTCCTCGACGCTCTTCACGTCGAAGGTCTGGCCATCATGCTCGATGCGATAGGTTGGCTTCACCAGATCAGCGCGCCAGCGAAAGAAGAACTGCATGGGCGACATCGCTGCCAGCTCGCCACTGCTGAAGCGTTCGATGCCCGGAGAGGTCGACACCTTGGCCCAGACCTGCGTCTCGATGTCCTGTGGCGTTTCCTCGTTCCACTCGTCGCTGACAGGCGCGCCTGGACGAACGATGGTGACGAGCCTGTCGAAGCGTCCAGTCGACATCTGCTTCGAGTCAGCAGCTGAAGTCGTGACCCTCATGGCGCGACGAACTTCATGTAGAACAGCGCGTTCACAGCAGCTGTGATCGTGTCTGGTGGATAGGCGAAGCCAGCTGTGTACTCGCCCTCGATCAGGGCCAGCATCGCGCCGATCAGCCTGTCGTCGATCTCGCCTGCTGCCTGCCCTGCTGTGTACTTCACAGCGAACGGCGTGTCGTTCGTCGAGGGCCAGCTGCCTACCAGTTTCGTCGAGGGTGGCGTGGCGACAGGCGTGAACACCTGCGCTGCGCCTCCTGCGTCAGTGTAGTCGCAGGAGGCCACGCTGATCAGCGGCTCGCGCGACAGCCTGACGACGCCAGAGCGTGGCGTGACCAGCTCGACGAACTCGCGCTGGATCAGCGCGATGCCAGTGTGTTCCTCGACCCACAGGCGCGAACGTGGAACCATCGCCTCGATCTTGTCGTCTTCGACATTATCGAGGACTCGCAGGTACGCTTTCACCGTGTCGAGATCGACAGGCTCTGGTGGCGCGCTGGCCATCGTTCAGCGACGCTTATTGCCTGCAGGATATTGCACAGGCTCTGGCTGGCGCTCGTCACCCTTGCGCGCGTCGATTGGCGCTTCTGGATCAGGCGGTGTGGGGTCGATTGGCAACACCACATCCTCGCCCTTCATCTGCAGTTCCATGATGTGGATCACGCGACTGTCAGGCTCCTGATCTTCAGGCGCATCCTTCGTCAGCGCGTTCGCCAGCAGCTCCTTCTCCATCAGATGCACAGTGCCGTCAGGCCCCGGCTGGTCGATGTTGCGATCTTCGCCTTCGCGACCTTCGCCTTCATCGCCCTCGCGGCCATAGCGACCTGC